CAACGCCCGGTCGGCGCCGCGCGGCGGAATGGCCAGCAGGCCGTCGTGGTCGCTGAGGGTGATGGTGAGCTGGTCGGCTTCCATGCCGCGGTTGTCGGTGAGCTCGATGCTGACCAGGCGCTGCTCGATCGCCTCGGTGATGTCCTGCCCATTGACCACCACGCGGCAGATGGGGCTCGGGTAGGCGGTGGCCTCGCGGTAGGCGTCCGCCGCCTGCTGAGCCATGCCCTGTGCTTGAGTCGCGGCCTGGCCGATCAGGCCCCTGCCCTGGGAAATGAGCTGGTCGATCACCGCAACAGCCCCCGCAGGATGTTGCCACCGGCGCCGATCGCGCTGCCGAGCATGTCCACGCGGCCATCGTCGATGCGCACCAGGCTCAAGGTGAATTCGATGCGCCGCGCCTGGCCATCGCGAAAGAACAGCGTGCGCGTTTCGCTCAGGCTCTCGATCACCCAGGTGCCGTAGATCTTGCCGGTGCCCTCGACCAGGGGCCAGGCCTTGCCGGTGTCGGCCATGTAGCGCAGCGTGTCGAGGCTGATCTGCGCGCCAGCCAGCGCCGGCAGCAGCACGCCCGGCAGGGTGATGGTGTCGTCGTCGCGGCCCATGAACTGGCGCGCGGGGTTGGTGCCGATGCGTGAGGTCTTGCCGTGGCGCCAGGCGGTTTGCCGTTGGAGTTCCTGGTAGGCCAGGGTCTCCAGCGAGAAGATGAACATGCCGAGGGCCATCATCATGGTCCGTTACTCCTGGTCGTATAGGGATGAGCGGGCGCGCGCGCCCTTCTCGCGCTCGCGGCGGTCGAGTTCGGCGGCTACGGCGCGGGCGATGGCATTGGCGTCCTGCCCTGGTGCCGCGTGGACGTGGATGGTGATTTGGGCCGGTGCGCTCTGCACGGCTGCGGCCGGCGCGCGGGCAGCCAACGGCGGGCGGCTGTCGATCGAGGGCAGGTCAGCGGCGGCCATGCCGGGAACAGCGGCGCCGATGCCCACGGCCACCGCGCCGGCGGCGGTCAGGCGCTTGGCGGTACCGGCCAGTTGCGACAGCGGCCCGCCCTCCCCGGCGGCAAGGCCCTGCTCGAGGCCGGCCATGGTGTCGCCACCGAGCCCGGCGAACACGCGGGACGGCGAATGGATGCCCAGCAGCCCCTTGAAGGTGCTGATCACACTATTCGCCGCGCCACTGATGGCCGCGGTCAGGTTGGGGAACATGCTGGTGAAGCCGTTGATCAGCCCTTGGATGATGTTGCCGCCGAACTCGCTGAACTTGCTCGGCAGGTCCACGCCGAAGTAGCTCATCACGCCGGCGAATGCGCGATACAGCAGGCCCAGCGGGCTGAAGTTGAGCAACAGCGCGCCGATGCCGGCCAGGCCGCCGGCGACGCCCTCTTTGATCTCCGTCCAAAGCCCGAGGAAGAAAGGGCCCACGCGGCTCCAGTTGGCGTAGATCAGCGCAGCGCCCAGGGCGAGCGTGCCGATCAGCACGCCGACCGGGTTGGCCATTGCCGCGGCACCGACCAATCGTAGCCCGGTGGCCACCAGCGGCAGCGCCGTCTTGCCCAGGTTGAACAGCGTACTGGCCAGCCCGCCGCCCTGAATACCGAACAGCATCATGCCGTAGCGCACCATCGCGAACGGGCCGAGGATGCTGGCCATGGCCAGGGTGAGCCCGCCCATGCCTGCCATCAGTACGCCGACGCCGGCGGCGGTCTTGACCAGGTTGGAGGCCAGCTTGGGGTTCTCGACGATCCAGCTCTTCACGCTGCCGACCACGCTGGCGAGCGTCTGCGTCACTTCGCGAAGCGGGCCGTTCTGCTGTTCCTGCAGCTGGATGCCCAGGTCTTCCCAGGCCGACGACAGCTGATCGAGGTCGCCGACCAGGTTGTCGCCCATGACCTTGGCGGTGCGTTGGGCCTCGCCCTGTGTCTGGCGCAGGGTGCCGATGAACTCCTGCAGGGCGCCGCTGCCGGCCTGTGCCACCAGCACCTGCATGCCGGCGACCGCTTCCTCGCCGGCGATGCCCTTGAGCAGCCCGGCGCGCTCGGCGTCGCCCATGTTGCGCGTCTTCTGGTAGATCTCCTGCAGGATGGTGGGCATGTCGCGCAGGTTGCCCTGGGCGTCGACGGCGCTGATGCCGAGCGTGTCCAGCGCCTTGGCGGCGGCCTTCGGCGGTGCGGACAGGCGGTTGAGGATGGCGCGCAGCGCGGTACCGCCCATGCTGCCCTGGATGCCGGCGTCGCCCAGCTTGCCGGCCATGGCGGCGACGGTCTCGATGTCCTGCCCTACGCTCGCCGCCACCGGCGCGGCGTATTTCATGGTTTCACCCAGCATCTGCAGGCTGGTGTTGGAGCGGGTGAAGGCGCCCACCAGCACGTCACCCAGGCGCCCGGTTTCGGAGGCCTTGAGGTTGAAGCCGGTGAGGATGTTGGAGGCGATGTCTGCTGTTTCCGCCAGGCCACTGTCGCCGGCCTTGGCGAGATCCAGCATGCCGGGCATGGCAGCGATGATGTCCTCGGGCTTGAAGCCGGCCATGGCCAGGAAGCCCTGCCCCTGGGCGGCATCCGTGGCGCTGAACATGGTGTCCGCACCCAGCTGGCGCGCCTGGGCGCGCATGGCGGCGAGCTGCTCGTCGCCCTTGTCCAGCCGGGTGAGCGCCTGGACCTTGCTCATATCGGCATCGAACTGTACGCCGGGGGCCATCAGTCGCGCGCCGGCATACAGAATGCCGCTGCCGGTGGCCAGCCCGCCGGCGCCGGTGGCGGCCATGCTGCCGGCGAGCGCCGAGGTGCGTTCGTAGTCGGCCTTGGCCTGGCCGAGGCGCTTGTGCTGGGCGGTGAGCTTTTTCAGCCGACCTTCCTGCTCGGCTATCGCCTGGTTGGTCTGGTTGACCTTGGTGCGCAGGTCGCGCTCATGCTGGCCGAGGTTGCGGGTGCTGATGCCCGCCTCGCCCAGTTTGCTGCGCAGGCCCTGGAGTTCGCGCTGTTGTTCGTTGTGCTTCTGCTTGAGGGCGTGGCCCTGGCGGACCGCGCTCTGAAAATCACGGGTGAGTGCCTTGGTCGGCGTGCTGGTGCTGGCCAGCTCGCGAGACAGCGCCTTGACGCGCTCGCGGTTGGCCTGCATGGCGGCGCCGGTTTGCTCTGACGCGCCCTTGAGGTTGCGGAACGAGCTGACGTCTTTCTGCTGGGCCTGCAGGTGCTTGAGGTCGCTGCGGGCGTCGCGCAGGGATCGGCCCAGGCCCTGGGCACCGACGAACACCGAGCGCATGGGCTTGGTGGCGTTGTCCAGCGCCTGGAGGTTGACCTTGAGGTTTAGATCACGCGCCATGCGTGCGCTCCCATCGTTCGATCGCGCGCTCGCGCCAGTCCATCAGTTCATGCAAGGGCATGGCGTTCATCTGCTCCGGGCCCCAGTGGAACACCAGGGCGATGTCCGCCATGACGTCATCTACGCTGCGGGGGATTCCGCACCCTTCTTCTGCAAAAAACCCGCTACGGCATCCGCGCAGGCCAGCAGGTCGGCGGGGTCCAGGGCGGCAGCTTCCTGCTCGGTCAGGGTGGGCTGGCTGAGGGCGGGTGGGACCGCGGCGGGTTTGCGCAGGGAGATCTCGGTGATGGGCTTGCCCTCGCCGCGCTTGATGGGCTGCTCGAGGACAATGGGTTCGCTGGTCTTGCTCATGGGGTTGCTCCTTGATGTGTGATCGACCGCGCCCGGCAGGCGCGGCATGGGTGGGTACCAGGGCATTACAGGCCGATGGCGGCGCGATGCTCGGCGAGGCGGTCTTCGCCGTTGACGACGAAGATGAAGTTGAGCAGGTCGATCTCGATCTCGACGTTGCCGTCCACGCTGAGCTTGTAGTAGCTGCAGGTGGTGGTGAATGAGTGCTCTGTGTCTTCGCCGGACTCGGCGTCGCCGAAGTCGATTTCTTCGTGGCGACCGCGGGCGACCACTTCCACGGCGGAGGTCTCGCCGGTGTCGTCACGCTGCACGGAGCCCGCCCAGCGCAGCATCACGCCGTCGGCCTGCACCGCGCCGAACTGGCGCAGGGCGGTCAGGTCCCAGCCGCCGAGGGTCCATTCGAGCTGGATGCCGTCGTCGCCGTGGCCGAGGTCTACTTTCACCGGGCCGTCCATGCCGCCGCCGCGCCAGGATTCCAGCTTGCGGGTGAGGGTTGGCAGGGTGACGGATTTGCACTGGCCAACGTAGCTTTCGCCATCGTTGAACAGGTTCATGTTCTTGAGCTTTTTGGGCAGGGCCATGGCTGGGCGCTCCTACGGCGCGGCGGGGCCGCGCGGGTTGAATGGGGTCAGGCTTTGATGCCGGCGGCAAAATCCACCAGGTAACGGTCGGTAATGCGCTGGCGCAGCATCAGGTCTTCCAGCGGCGGCACGGGGGTGTAGTCGTAGTCCAGGAAGAGCTTGCCGGCCTTGAGGGTGTCCTTGTCGTTGGCGGCTTCATCGAACCAGCATTCGCCGCCGATCAGGTAGCCGCCACGGATCAGCTCGCGGAACTTGGCGTTGATGCCTTCAACGATGTCGCGCACCAGGCTGGCGTGCATGGGTTTGTCCACGGCCCAGAAGTGGGCCTCGGCCATGGTGTCGGCCAGCACCTGGGCGGTGCGGGTGTAGTTCTCGAAGGCGAACAGCGGGTCAGCCGAGCAGGTGCGCGAGCCCCAGAAGCGGAAGCCTTCGCGGCGGATCAGGGTGGTGACCTCGTTGGCGTTGAGCAGGCCGGCATCGGTGGCGGGGTTCTGCAGGTCCCAGTAGATGTCTTTGCTCAGCCCCGACACGCCGTTGACCGGCACGTTGGAGAGAGTCTTGTGCCAGCCCACTTGCTGGTCGAGCTTGGCGCGCAGGCCCAGGGCGCGGGCGACGGCGGCGGCCGGGGCGTCGGCGTTGGTGGCGGTGTCCCAGTTGACGAAGTCCGGCCAGATGAGCATCAGCTCGCGGGCGCCGAAGCCGTCGCGGTAGGCGATGGCCTCGCTGACCGTTTCGCAGCCGTAGGCGTTGGCATAGGCGAAGGCGCGCAGCTTCTCGGCGGTGGCGGCCAGCTCGGTGGTGACGGCGAGGTTATCCAGCCCCGGCACGCCGAGGATGCGCGGCTTGACGCCCAGCTGTGCCTCAGCCGCCAGCAGGGCCTTCATACCGGTGTACTGCCCGCCGGCGGTGACGCCGCCGATGATGTTGGAGGTGGTTTCCGCCTCGTCGGCGCCCTCTTCCACGCGCACCACGACGGTGACGGGCGAAGCTTGGTCGGCGATGGCATCGAGGCTGCGCGCCAGCGTGCCGCCCTCGCCTGCCTTGCCGGAGGCAGTGAGCACGTCGGTGAGCAGGACGGGCTTGTTCAGTGGGAAGGCCACCGGATCGGCATCGCTGGCGGTGCAGAGCATGCCGACGATGGCGGTGGAAACGGTGCGAATGGGGCGCGTGCCCTCGTCAATTTCGAGGACGCGGACGCCGTGGTGGTATTCAGTCGACATGCGGGGCGGCTCCTGCGGGCGTTGCCGGATCAGTGAGCCTCAAGGGTGACGCGCGCGCGCAAGGGCGGCGAGCGGCGTGGCCTGTAGCGGAGTGCGATACAGCCTGAGACATCCAGAGACATCCAGAGACAGGGTGAGACGGCGCCCGTACCGATGGCGTTAAGCGGTGGCGGGCTGCTCGATCAATGCGGCGACGTCTGGGTTTTCGTTGAGGAAGGCGGTGAGTTTGGCCAGTGGATCCGGTGCGGCCGGTGCCTGGGGTTTGTTGACCAGTTCCCAGGCAACGCCATTCCAGCGTGGCCAGCGGCCTTCGGGCACGTCCGCCGGTGGCGCCACGGGGGTGGTGCGTGCCGGCAGTAGGTAGACGCCGGGTTCCAGCGGGCTTTCATCGGCCTCGGTTTCGCTCTGGTAGAGGCCGGCGGTGGTGTATTGGTAGACGATCATGGGGCCTCCTTAGAACGCGATGCAGCCCAGCATGGCCAGGTTGCGCGGGCGGGTTTCGGCGGCGCCGGTTGCGGCGACGGTGATAGCGTGGCTGTGGGTGCCGGCGGAGTTGATGGTCAGCGCGTGCTCGTGGGTACCGCCAGTGCCGATTGAGACGCTGTGAGCATGGTTGCCTGCTGCTAGCGTGTTTGAGTAGTAGGCAATCGACTGGGTGTAGTCGTCGCCAGACGCCAACACATCGCCGCCGCCCCACCATGGGGCGGCATTGCCTTCTTTCACAGCATGGGTGTGCTCACCCGCCGCACCTGTAGTCGCCGAGTGGCTATGTGCCCCACCACTCTGCGCCGTACCGCTATGCCCGTGCGCACCTGCATCCGCCGAACTGCCACTGTGCCCGTGGCTCTGAATCGCGCCATCCTGCCAGCTGCCCAGTTCGCGCCCACCATCTACCCCACGCCCATCGTCCCAGCCGCGCAGGAACTCACCGCGCAGGTCGGGCAGATTGAAGGTGGTGAAGCCGTCCCCGGCGCCGTAGCGGGTGCCGATGCGGGCGAAGAGTTTGGCGTAGGCGGTGCGGCTGACGGCGGCGCCGTTGGCCTTGAGGCTGAACGGCGGTGCGGTGGCTGCGGCGGTATAGAAAATATCCCCGGGGTTGCGCACGCGCTGGTCGACTTCGGCCTTGCTGTAAACGCCCAGGTTGGTGCGGGCGGTGTCCTTGCTTTGCAGATCGGCAAAATTCTTGTCGCGTTCAATCGGTGCCGGGGCGCTGCCGGCGGGCTCGTTATTGACCAGGGTGATGCGCGTGTCGGCCGGGTAGCTTTTGCCCAGCACCACGCGGGTGGCGATGGTGGCGTGAGGTTGCCACTCATCCGCCCCGCTACCATTGAGCATGCG